CAGTTAAAACAGATATAGAATATAAGGAAATATTAGAAAAATCACTATCAGCAATCCAATATCTAAGAATACATGGATTCTCGACGTACATGGAATCGGAGGGAATTGTTAATAGGATAATGATGTTTAAGGATAAGAATGAGATGAGAGATCGAAAGATCAGATCAATTTAATAAAACTAAGGTAATCATATTAAATGGAGAATCATATGGGAGCTAAAATAACTTTGATGGGACCGGAGTGGATATCATTGGATGGTTCGCTGCCAGAAGTGTAAAAACCATGTTATTTCTTGGATAGAGAGAATGTGTTTCGTGGGGTAATGGATGAGCAGGGTGACGTATATGAGATATTGGATAATGGCACCAATAATGTTGTATATCATAGCAATATAGAAGATGGATATATAGCTTTTTGGGAACAAGAATTAAAAATGATTGAGAATATGGAGGATAAGGATATTTCAGATAAGACAAGAATGAAGGGCATGAACCAAGGGATATGGCTGGCGGTTCAGGAGCTAGCCCACGACGGGCGATGGACGCAAGCTGCGGAGGAGCTGGTATCTTCTTGTGGATTGACTGAGGATGAGTGTAGAAAGCTACAAGAGGAAAGTGGGTCGTTTGATGATGAAATGCTTGAGTTTATTGATATGATATTCGGTCGTAAGATAGATTTAGATGAGGATAATCAGATGATTGATATAGATATATCTACAATGAAAGTAGGTGATACATATAGCTTCATGAACAATCAAAAGGAGATGGTGGAGATCAAGGCTGTAAAAAGATCAAGGCTGGGGTGTAATGGATGTTATTTATCAAATAGCGAGATATTATGCAAGGGGTGTAATAAGAGTGAGCGTGAGACAAATGATAATATAATGGTCGTCAGGATAGATAAGATGGATGATGTATATCGTAATGATCGTCCTCTGGATTCGGGAATAGGCGTAGTTCACTCTTTTAGGATAAATAATAAAATTATAAAAGCGGTAGCATGTCAGACAGTCATTAGGAATGACATTTGTAGTAAATGTTGTTTTGTGGATACGAATATCTGTAGTAACATGAGATGCTTTAGTAGTGTTAGAGAGGATGATAAAAGTGTAATTTTTAAGAAAATAGAATTATGAGCGAGAATACGATCGATAAGGCTAAGGAGGAAGGCATAAGACAAGGGATATGGTTATGCATACAAAAGCTGGTGAGTTTGGAAAATCTTGGTATGGCAAGATATTTTATACTATCATTCAGATTTGACAAAAATGAATGTGAGGCGTTATTGGATAAAAATGATCCAAACGATAAAATGAATGAATTTATCGATGGATTTATATTTAATAGAAATAATCATATAAAAAAGTTGGATGATATAGGGTATCATAAGATAGGTGAAGTATTTAAATATGATATCGGTTCGGGAATAATAGAATTGGCGGTAATAGAGGATGACGGTAGCGGTTGTGATGGATGTATATTTAATGATAGGAATTATTATTGTAAGAATACTTGCTGTATTAATGTAGATAGAAAAGACAGTACGGATATTATATATAAAGAAGTAAAAAGATCATGAGTTTAATAGATAAATTAGAGGATTTGGTGATCAAAGTAGACACCGAATACCAACAGAAGATGGAGGCGGTGATCCGGGAGATAGTTCCGGGGATGCCGGAAGGGAACGTGCGCCATGCCGCCGAGTGTATGTGTACGGACAGGATGGGGAGCATGATGGATATCGATATTTATATATTAAAGGAAGAGGATAGACCTTACGAATGCCATTATCTAAAGGATCTGCTGGAGGATAGGGTAGCTAGAATAGCCAAAATGCATGAGGATGAAAGTTATACATACAATATGGATGATAATTATTGGTGCGCCACATGTGGATCCCATTCTCATAAAAAGGATTCCAAGACAGGGTATTGTTGGTATTGCGATACAGTTAACTGGGTTAAAGAGGATGGGAAGGATGTTGGAATATAAAAACAAGCAATTATATAACAAGGAGGAATAAACATGGGAAGAGGTGTTAATACAGGCGCCTTGTCTCCGGTCGGCGGTATCGGGGAAATACGAATGCGAGCAAACCTGCGAAAAATAGTGGCGTACAAAGATTTCGCGAAAGAGATGGTCATGGCACAATACGAATGATAGAGGAGATTGGTGATTAAAACATTAAATAACATTAAACATGAAAAAGAGTAGAAGAATTGTAAAGAAAATGAGCAAGAAGAGCCTTATCAACAAGAAGGCTCTTCGGTATATTATCGCAAACAGTAATTTATGTAAACATGCGATAAGAGAATTGGAATTAGCCGGATATAGCAAAGAAGAGGACAGTCCTAACAAATGGATGCGCGAACAGGTAATAGAAGCTGTCGCGCTGTTCTCTTCTCATGGTAACAGCGGATTCTCGGCACCATTTGAAATCAATCTCGTCAAGAAACTTTGCAGTTTTGATATAATCTCTCCTTTGAGATTTGACGATGGCGAATGGGAAAAATAGACTTAGACGGGAGTTGCCAGAATAAAAGAAAATCATCGATATTCAAAGAGCCGGACGGGAGTATCCATGATGTTGATGCATTTTCAAAAGTTCCTGTAAAAAAGTTTTTATTCGCCACTCGAACGTGGACGGAGAACATCCATAAGATAGGATGGATAGGAGGGTTGTTTGAGACGGACGAAAACGGAATACTCACTGGAAGATATTTTGGTAGATGTAATGTAAAAGACTATCAGAAC